TGCATTGGCAAAACCCTAGTGTTCCACAACAAAGTATCTGGTCCAGCATCTGGTGTCCAAGTAAACTGAGTGAGATAAGATTCTCTCTTGACATAATCGAGAATTCCCATTTCATCAGTTCCATCTAATCCTGTTGTTCTTGAATCAACTGACAATTCTGCTTTACTATCCAAAGTTAACTTCATAGCAGCATCAGCAGCATCAGTATTTGCAAGATTTCCAGCAGGCAATGGTTTGAACTGTTGAATGTCAGTAACGATATTAGGTCTAGAATATCCAAACATTTGTGCAATACGACTAGTAGCATCCGCTCCAATCTGTGTTGCAGTCATATAAGGACCAATAATTGGCAAGTTCGACAAAGCTCCAGCTGCTTTTGCAATTGCTGCTGCAGGTTTCGAGATTATACCCTGACCATATTCGTCACTTCCATTAATTGCATTTCCTTGATCTGTGTTATTAACACGCTTTCCGCGTCTTCCACTCTGTGGAACAAGAGGAGGATCAGACGTTGTGGGAATCGTAAGTACAACATCTTCAGCCCAAATGTAAATAGTAATAGTAACAGAATCATCGCCACCATTTGCGTGCAAAAGATTTCCAAAAGATGAAATAACAATATCTCCCATATCATCCCAGTCGGCATCGGGAATACTAAAGTAATTCTTGGGCCAAAAGAAAGGAAGACACAATTCACCTCCAAGATTTTTAGTCGGATTCAGAAAGAAATGAGGTTTCTGTGATGCTTGAATCAAATCCTGAGGGATAAAATTCCTACTCACAGTTACCTCATCATTTGATGTATACGGATTATAAGAAGCTAAAGCACGACCATAATGAAATTTGGTGCCTGAAATCACCATTTTGACGTGTAATTTCATACGCAACAATTCATAATTTTTGATTTTGTCTCGCACAAAAGCATTCTCACAAAAGGCTTTCCAAGGATTAAACTTGTAAAAAAGAGGTTGTCCAACAGTCCATGATTGCGCTGATTGGCGAATAGGGCGTTCGAGAAAATTGCCCAACTG